CCATTCGCCGCTGAGCAACACCGGGTTGACCGCAGTCCAGTTGGCTGCTGTATCGCGCCTTTGTACTTGACGTGTAAAAACTACTTGGGTAGTCATGCGCCACCCCCATCGTAAATATATTCAATCCTTGTTGGCGCTGGTGGGACCGGCGCCAACGCCGCGCCGCCATCCAGGATCACCTCTGTTTCTTCTGGGGCATCAACCCTGGCTAGCGGGATTCTGCAAAACTTGCCATCATCAAACCGTTGCGGTGACATTTCCACTTTATACGTTTCGCCATCTACGCTAATTGCTGCACCATATCCCAACCCTCCAAACTTGCTAGTTTGTGCAGTTAATAAATAATCAATTATTGTTAGGTTGCCATCAAAAATCATTTCGCTGTTCAAATCAAGATAGCCGTCACCAGTAATGGCGCCGGCTATCACAGGGACAACATCCAAGTCCGAGTCTAGGAAGTTATCCAGGTCATCCATCAGTCGCCAGGCTCCGCAGCCTTAGCCTTTTTGCCGCCTTCAGGCGTGGCACCAACAACCCCCAAGGCCACCAAAGTGGTGGCCTCTTCGGTGGACAACCGGAGGATCTCCGCGCCATCTTCATAGCGGGTCCCGTCATGGTCAACGGGGCCATTGAGAACGGTGTAGGAGGGCATAATCAGGCGACAACGTTTTGGAAATAGTAACCAACATCAGAAGCACAAATGAGTTCATTAACGCTTTCGCCCACTCGCACCCGTTGAGAGCCGCGTAGGCCGGTCTTAGGCTCTGGGATACTGCCACTCACTCGATTGCCGTGTTCAGCGGTAAAGCCAAAAGTGATGGCATTGCCACGAATAGAGGCCAATGGGTTGTTGTGGAACAAAGCCATATGCTTGCCCCACACCCTGGCCAGTGTTGGGGTTTGGCCAGGCTTGGCAGTGTTGATCCAGCTTTCGCCAATCAGCAACCGATCCAGCTCAAGCAATTCGGCAACGGCTTGCACAGATGCCGGAGCACCATTTGCGTTGTTGGTGCCAGTGTTTCCAGTGCTGGACGGGGCCAGGGCAGCTGTGATCTTTGGGTGAACCCGAAGTTTAGACCAAGCTAAGCGACCCAGCACGGCAGTGTTAAACGGCATTAACATGCCGTCCCGCGCCGCCATGATCGCAGAATAAGGGTCAGAGTTGGTATAATCCGACCACTGAGAAGTGCCGCTAAGGGTAGTGCGGTTAGCTGCAGGATAAGTGTTTGCATTAAAATACAAATCAGCTACCCGCTTTTCTCGATCCAAAGCAACCAGCTCAGCAAGACCTTCAACTGCATGTCCTATAGGATCGTAACCCGGAGGAGCGTTTTCGATGTCATCATTTGGCACCGGGTCGTCAAGTCCATAATCCTTGACGAACCCAGAAACCTCAGTTGAGCCAAACTGAACTTCATTGGGCACACCTTTGCGACCAACCAAGGTCGAAGGTACGGTAAACATTTCATCGCGGTTGTACTGCAACCACTTAAACTCCCGAGAGCCAACCGGGATTCGCGGTGAAACTTCATCAGCAATGTAAGCGCGGTTCGTGTAAGCAAGAGCAATTGCTGTAAGCTGTTGCTGAATCGGAAAAGGAAAGTTCTGATAAGCCATTGAATTAGTGCATCAGGGGGAAAGATCAACCTTGAAAAGAACCGGGGGAAAGAAGTACCGGGCCTTTGTCGCCTACAACAGCGCTAACTAATGCAATGCCGCAGGTTCGCACGTTTGAACCGGCAGATGCAGTGGCGGCGATAGCTCGACCCGTTGAATCGCTCATTAACAAGCCGCCACGGGTAACAGTTCCGCCATACTCGACAGTGGCAATGTCGGTCAATACAGCATCAATTCGTTCGCCAGATGCACATCCCACGTCATCGGAAACGCAGAAAATAAAATCACCGGCGGCAGCGCCTTGAATCAAAGTGTGATCATCAGCGCCAAATTTCAAAAAGCGATTGGGGCTAATGGCGGCACCAGCCACAAAAGCCTTAACTAGTCCTTGGTTACGCATGGCAATAGCCTCAGGATTGGATGAGTTCGCGCCGGGCCTGAGCCACGGCATCGGTAGCGGAAAGCGTCCGGCCATCAGCCTTGGCTTTGGCCACCAGTTCCTTAGCCTTATTGGCCATTTCGATGGCGGTAGGCTCAATCCTTTCGGGCGCTTTTGCCTCGCTTAACGCCTCAGGGGCTGGGGCGTATGACACCGAAGGCGCAGCGTCTACCATGCGAACGGCAGCGCGATTGGCCAAGTTGGCTTTTTCAGCGGCCAAAACAGCATCGGCTGCTTCAAGCCCGCTGGTTCTACCATCAGCAGCCAGGCGGTCAATCAGCGCTTCATGGCCTGGCATGGACCGGGCACGAACATCGGCAATCCGCTGGCGTTCGGCGGCGGCACCTTCGGCCCGCAACGATGCGACGACCTCGGGGTTAGCCGCCAGCCATTCGGCAGTGGTCTGGGGCGTGGTTTGATTTTCATCCATAACAAAACGGGCAGGGGGCTGGGTGGATGGGGCAGAGCGCCCACCAGTGGAGGCGCCAGGGGTTGCAGTGAGTTGAGCTATCAGCATGTCCAGGCTACTGATTTGGTCCGCAAGGCCCGCATCAATCGCCTGTTGACCGATGAACATTCGCCCATCAGCCATGTCATCAAGAACACGCTCAACCGATACCCCACGGTTGGCGGCAACATCAGTGACAAACAGCGAGTACAAATAGTCTACTTGATCCTGGATTACTTTTTGGCCGGTTTCGCTCAGCGGGCCATACTGCGATGCCGCCCGCTTGAACTTGCCGGCCACGATTTCGGTGGTCTTGACCCCCATCGCCTGCTCTCGCTGGCTCACGTCCACATGGGTCGCGACCACGCCAATCGAACCAACCTGAGCGGTTCCAGAGTCCAATACCGTTTGGTCAGTGGCAGAGCCTATCCAGACTCCAGCGCTGGCCATTAGGCCTTGAACCATAGTGGCGATAGGTTTCACACCACGCACCGCCCGCACCGCTGCCGCAGCGGTCTGGGTGCCAGCCACAGTGCCGCCTGGGGTGTCCGCCAGCAGGATGATGGCCTTGACGGTGGGATCTGCCGCTGCGGTCTGAACATCACGGGCGAACAGATCGGTGCTCGTGCCGCCTGACATGTTGGTCATCAGGTTCATCCGCTGGGCCAACACGCCATGCAGCGGGATCAATGCCGCGCCGTTCCGCACCTCATAGCCCTGCTGCTGCTCGGTCCCCAGTGGCCGGCCAATCCTGGCCTCTACAGCCGCAACGTCCAGTTCCTCCCCACGGCTGCGAGCCGCGTAGATCGCTTGGATTTCCTCCAGGCGGTTGGGCAGGATCGCCCAGGGTGCATTTAGGACATCAAGAACTGTCATGGGCCCAATCTAATCGGTAGTGCTGTTGGGGTCAGGTGGAGGCACCGCAACCGCGACAGCAGGCACATGCAGGCCATCGCGCACTCTGGCCGCCATCTCCCTCGCGGCTTGCCGGTGCTTAGTTTCCCAGTCGCCGCCGTCATAGGCCACAACCTCTTCGGCTCGGGTGGTAATGCCCTCCTCCATGCGCTTGGCTGCCGCCATGGCCTCTTTCAACGGATCGAGGGCCCCAGGGCCATCGCCACACCAACTCGTCTGGCTCCATGCATACCTTATGAACGGGTTAGCAAAAAAACCTGGCGCCTGGATGATCCCCAGTGCCACGGCATCGGCCAACCACTCTTCATAAACGGGCTGGCATAGCCGCTGGGCCAGCCAGACGCGCTTAATTTGCCAGGTGCGCCAGGCATCCATCAATGCAGCACGGCTAGCGGAATAGCTCGCGTTGAAGGCCTTTGCCAACACCTCCTTAGGGATCCCCAGACCCATGGAGCAGATGTTCAGCATCGCCCCAAAAAATGGGTCGAAGTTTGGATTTGGGCGGCCAGGGGTTGGGCTGCTGATGCTCTCGCCTGGCATCAGGTTCACGGCGCGGCCGCTTTCGATCGTGCCGTCCCAGCCACCAGCGGCGGCCAAAATCCTGGCCCGCTCGTCATCGCTGAAAATGGTCGTTTCTTGAAAGGCTTCCGGGTCCATCTGCAAAAACAGCGCCAGCGCTGCGCTGTTTACCGCCGCGTCCACTTCGGCGTCGGTGTACCGGGTTATCTGTTTGATTGTGGCAATGATCGGGGCCAGGATCGGCAGCCCACGGGTTTGGCCGGGCCGCTTCATTTCCTTCAGGTGCAAGACATTGCGGCGGCCAGAGCTGCCCCGGTACGGGATCCGTTCCCATGTGTTGGCGGTTCGAGGGATCAGCCGGCCTGGGTGGTAGCGAGAAACCTCGATCGCTACCGGCTCGCCGTCGGCATCGCGCTCTACGCCATCAATCAGCGTGGCGGTATTTATCCGTCCATTTGGATTGCTAACCCGGTCAGCCTCAACAATCTGCATCGTCAGCCGAAACGGCCAATCCTCGCGGCCCTTATCGCCGAGCAGTACAAACACATCACCGCTGGAATCGTGCGAACGCAACGCCAGCTGCTGCTGCTCATAGAAACACAGCTCGCCATGGCGATCGGCATACGGCGATTTTGCCCACATTCCAAACCGCCGCTCGGTCATGCTTTGCCATTCGCTGGCCTGTTCATCCGAAAGGCCCAGCTCCTTGGCATCGATTCGGCTTTGCAGGCTGAGGCCGGTCCCAACAATGTGCGAAACCCTTGTCTCAATCGCCCCAGTCGCTACCGGTGCGGTTCGCTCCAGATCCCTGGAGAATGCCCGCAGGTCGGCCAGTTCATACTCGGCCTCACCGTCTGCATCCAGTAGCTGTGGACGCCAGTTGGCAAACCGCGGCGACCGGGCCATTCTGCTGGTACCGGTCATGCCGCCAAAGGCCATCATCCCGCCATGGCCTAAGCGGTCAAGGTCGGCGGGCAAAGCCTGAGCCACCGGGCGGTTCTTGCTGTTGCGGCGCTTTGCCATCAGAAGTTCGGCCTAAGGGTGAATCCCCGGCCACGGCCATTGGCCCGGCTGCTCAGCTCCTGCACCCTGCGGTCCCATATCTGAATTCCCGCCTGCACTTCTGCAAGGTCTGCACGCTTCAAGGTTCGGCCGCCAATCGTTTTTTCTTGGCCGGCCAAAATCTTCAGCTCCGCATCGAGATAATCCTCTAGCCGCGCTGTGGCGGTTGCCAGCGTGATACCTGCCATGGTCTACATCATACTCACCCAAACCGCCCGCCAGTGCCAAACCTATTAGCCCCTCCCCCTCCCGTCCCCGGCGCCTGGGTGCCCAAGCTGCGGGCGAGTTGGGCCCACATGGTGCCCTTGGCATAGCGACGGGACACCAGCAGCATCGCTGCATAGGCCATCCTAGTGCAGTCGCCGCCTTCGTCGTTGCACCCTGGGGGCTTGATCCAGTGGTATTCGGTGCGGGCCCGGTTCTTCGGGACGTACTTCCAGGGGAACAACTCCCGCAGGAACTCATCTGTAGAAGCCTGCCCAAAATGCATGTATCGAGGCCCCGGCTGCTCAACCCGAAGCATGGCCTTGAGCATGTTGACGCTGGCGTCGTACCCAGTGGTATAGAGCAATCCGCCGCGCCGGGTGACTGATTGATTCTTGCGGTTGACCTCCGTCGGCTTGCCCTTCTGGATGATCGGCAATCCTTTGGTGCCCGATCCTTTCATGGCCACCCACCGATCAGGGCGGGCCCGGCAGAAGTCTTCGACCTGTTTGCTGCACAATCCGCCATGGTCAACACCCCCCAGGTTGGCCTTCATGGTCCCTCCGTCCTGGCGGGCCCAGGCTTTCTTGCTAATGATGTCCAGCTGCTCCCATACCTCCGGCTGCTGAGGGTCCCCCTCAATCTCAAAATGGGCAATGTGCCACCCTTCCTCGCCGGTCCCCCAACCCCAGAGGGTGTAGACCAGCCGCTCGCCCACGGTGCCGCCGCCGCCCTGCACGTCCACCCCATCGGTTAGCAGCAGCACCCCGGTCGGAATGTCCCACTCTTCGCCGTCCCATGGGTAGCCATTGCCGAAGCCTGCATTTTTGCGACGCTCGGCCAGGCCATCGCCGGTGAGTTTGCTGATGATCTCATCAGCCCACGGCACCCCTAAATCTGTGTTGTTAAACGTTTGCATAGGCGCCACGTTCCCCATTTTCATTTGCTCCAGCGCCACCCGATGCCTGGCCACCAGCTCGGGCCACATAGCCGCCCGGTGGTAGCTCATGCCAGGGCCCACCTGCTGTGATCGCCAGATCGGCACACCGTTGCGCAAGACCTGCTTGCTGCGATCCAGGCCCAGCGGGCAAGCCCAGCCAGCCGCCTTGTCCATTGAGTACAGGTTGCTGTAGTCGATTGGGGTTTCGCAATGCTCGCAACGAATCCGCCCCTCATCAGGGCCATCCTTTATAAAATTCTCCCAGCGCAGTTGTTGATAGTGATTACAGTGTGGGCATGGATAATATCGATACTGTTGATCACCTTTCTTAAAGGCTTGCTCCATGTAATCGTTAGGGTATATTGGCGTGCCGCCAATCGTAAAGAACGGGTCCCAGATATTACCAGCCCGCTGAAACAGGTTTCCAATGGTGTCGCCTTCAGGGCTGTCGTAGGTGGCTGGTTCTTCAAACAGAATCGGGCTTCGCTCCACCCGACGACCAGACCGGGGCGTTGCGGCGCTTACTAAGTGAATCAACGCACCATTAACAAGCTGCTTAAAATCGTAGCTATTCTTTAATGCCCCTTTTGTTTTTTTGTTGTTTAATTGTCCTTTTAATCTTGGGATTCCATGATTGTCATCAAACATTGAATCTATATCTTCGGTGCTGTATTTCTGTACTTCAGAGTCTGTAGGCTGCACCAGCATAATCTTAGACCGGCGCCAGTCGGAGTAAAACACAATTACCGCTTTTACATACTCCGACCAGCCTACCCGCGACGGCTTCTGGCAAACCATGCACTCAACCTCTGGGTCAGTTGGCGCCAGGAACCAATTTTCTTGATATGGCCTAGTTCTCCACTTTTGCCGGCCATCAGTTGCGCTTGTCACATAGTAGTGAGTGTTACTATATTCCAGCATCGTCATAAACGGTTTAGGCTTTACCATCGCGGCAAGCTGTTTGGCCATCTTTCGGATATTGCGATCAATCATTCGGGCAGATCTTCAAACTCATTAGAAGATACAGACTCAAAAATCTCGGCTATGATTCTTTCGATCTCGCTTAGTTCTTGATGGGTAAGGTGGGGGATCATTGCCTTAATTCGTTTATGGGCTGAGCTTGCCAAGGTGGTTAATTGGAGCAAGACAGCGTTATAGGCTATCTTCATATCTTCTTTGTAAACTAGCTTTTCTTGTTCTTGCTGCAATGCCAAAGCTTCGCGTTGTGCTTTGATCGCGGCGATCATCTTTTCGCTTTCTGCCCTTTCGGGCACTTTCCCCCTGAGCAGCCCTGCTGTAATTGCTCGCTGAGTGGAGGGCTGCTTAGGGAGTAGTTGATCGTTGGCGCTGGCTTGCACCGTGGCCGGCCCCTGGCCAAGGTGGTGACCAGTGCCGCGCTCTGCTGGGCTGGTGGTGTTGGCCCACTGCTCATCAGCCAAGTCAGGATCGATCAGCCAGCTACTGCCCTCGCGCTTTACCGCAGGGGGCATCAGCCGGCCCTTCTCGATTGCCTTGATCACCGCCACATGGGAGGTCCCCCGCAGCCCCTTCGCTTTGCGGTGATCGGCGTACTGCTGAAGGTTCATGGGGTCAGGTCTGGCACATGCGCAGCAGCTCTCGGTCGGCCTCTACGGCCTACTCCCCGAGCGGCTGGTGCCCGGCGCCTCGGTGACGTTGAACATCGAGCGCACCCTGGCGGAGCGGTAGCCGTCGGAGACGGGGCTCGAAACGGTCTTGGTGATTCTCATACCGTCAGCAGCCTGCAGGTGTAGCCCTCGCCGTTGAGCTTTTCGTAGACCGACTCCTGCTCGGCCTCGTCGGCGCACTCCACCGCCACGGCGTATTTCTGCTGGTACTCCTTGCCGGGGTCGTCCACGCCGGTCGGCGGCCCGTCGTCTTTCCGGTCAATCCCCTCCGGATCCAGCAGCCCAGCAATCCGGTCCTCGTCAAAGCCCAGCAAGCTCAGATCAAAGTCTGCCAGGTTCAGCCCTATCACCTCCTGCTGCAGTAGCTCCATATCCCACCCGGCATTTAGCGCTAGCTGGTTGTCAGCCAGCACATAAGCCCGGCGCTGCTCAGCGGTCAGGTGACTCAGCACGATCACCGGCACTTCAGTCAGCCCCAGGTCCATCGCCGCGGCCAATCGACCATGGCCGGCAATAATCCCATCGTCTTCGCCTACCAGGATCGGATTCGTAAAGCCAAACTCCTGGATGCTGGCGGCGATCTGCGCCACCTGCTCGGGGCTATGGGTGCGGGCATTGCGCTCATAGGGCCGGAGCCGCGCCAGGGGCCACTGCTCAATCTTCTGGGCCGTGTGTGGTGTCGGCATCTGTTTGTAACTCCTAGGGCAATTGTAACCGCTGAGATAAGGCGTGGTTACATTTGAGCGGTTTTGGGATAGGAGCTGCGGGAAACCTTAGTCGCCCCAATGCTTGTAACCTAATTGAGAAGCGTTATCAACAGATAAATCGCGGTTTCGTGGTTCC